AATGATTGCATCTCTCACTTCATTGCTAACAACGACTTGAGTTGATTCAAGCACTTCATCAAAATCAGCTAGATTTGGCTTCGCTTTTTCGAGCTTTTCAGACCAAGTCTTTAGGACTTTTTGTCTTTCTTCCTCAATCTTGCGATTGGCTTCTTGCTGATCCCTTTCATACAACGCTTTTTCTGCTGACCATTCTGCTAATGCCTTTGCATATTCAAAAGCATCATCAAATTGATCTGCCCTAGGTTCTGCTCCGATTGGATCTTCCGCTTTTTGTTGTTGCGGAGAAATCCTTTCTTCATATTCCCTAAGTCTAGCTTCCAGCGCTTCTTTTTCAGCTTGTGCCTTGGCAGCGTTTTCTTCCGCCAATTTACGAGCCTTAGTTAGCTCTGAAAACCGCTTTTCGAGTTTAGGATTTTGCTTCCGTTCCTCTGTTGTTTTACCTTCAGGCTCTTGATCGTGTTCACTCTCACCTTCTTCTGCTACTGGCTCTGATTCAGGAGTTTCCTCAACTGTTTCAGCCTCAGTAGGAGCTTCTTCGGTAGCTAAACCCATCCGATTTAAAGTCCATTCGGTTAAATTCTCGCTAGTTACTACATTACCAGCTTGTTTTGCCTCTACTGCTTGTGCTTCTGCCATGAGTTTTCCTCAAGATTTAACCCAATGATCCCATTGGTAGGTTTACGACAATTCTTTTTTACCACTAAATCTTATTTAAAACAATATTACTTAAAGTTTGTATCATCAGCAACTTGCTCACGATGAACGCTTTCAAAATGATGAGCAGCTTCTCTGCGATGCTCAGGGGTAAACATTTTGTGCCAAGGCAAATCTTTTGAACCATGCTCTTTATGATATGACTGAGCAGCACGATCAGCATGATAGCCCCATAACTTACGAGCTTTAGCTTGATCATATTCTCCTTTTTTCATCTTCTTTTGAAGATTTTTAACAATGGGAATATGGCTAGATTTATATAAATGCTCAGTATTATCAGCATGGAGAGCAAGCTCTTTAGCTTCTGCGCTCATTTTGTCATAATCAGGCTCATCATAAGCTGCTTTTTTGCCAGCTTTTTCAGCCATTTTCTTTTCATTGTATTCCTCACGATTTTCTGAGGTTACGATCTCTCTTGGCATATTACATTCCTTGTGTTGGAGGTTGTTGTTCCATAGGAGCTTGCTCCATTGGTTGTTGTGGTTGCTGAACTGGCATTGGTTGAGGAGCTGCTTGAGCTTCCATCAATGGATTTTGTCCCTGATCTATATCTGCCTGAGCTTGCATAGCAAAGGCATACTGCTCCTCATTTCTACGATCCAGCTCTGCTTTAATTGCTGAAGTATCCAAATTGGCAATAAGCAAGCGAACAATCGCATCAATTTCAGTCTTATTCTGGCTAGTGATTGAGCGAGTATTTTGGTCATTAACCTTAACTTCAGCCATTGTTTCAGTATTGTGCGCTCTAGCAGTAACATCCATGAGCTTGCGAGCTGTAGCTGCATTTTCTTTGGTTTCAGCAACAGATTTCCCATATTGCAGATCCATAGTAAGGGCAGCAATTTTTTCTTGAGAGTCTGCAACCATCTTTTTAGCTTGAGCCAACTGCATTTGAACTTGTGGCGGAATGTCTGATTTTTCATCAATTTGAGCCAATGGGTTAGCAGCAGCCAAGCGATCAGCAATAATTTCAGCACCTGGAAAGTCCATGTTACGGAAGATCAAATCGCCAGCAGTTTGCATGAGGTTTGGATCGGCAGCTAACAAAGCCATCATTGACTCAACCGCTTCACTACGCTTAGAAGCAAAGCCAGGACCTGTATCCATTACAACATCATAACGACCAACTGAAACATCATTCAAAATGCGCTCAACACCTTCTTCATCAGTAACTCGCTGATTTAAGGTAATAATTTCAGGCTTTTCATCAGCGCCAATAATTCGCATTACACGCTCTGTGTCATAAATCTTAGGGATCAAATCAAGGATGATGCGACCACAATAAGCAATAGAGCGAGTCAAATTGTCGTAATAGTGGAAGTTCACCATGTCCACTTGTTGCTGCTGACCAGCAATCGCTTTACCTGACATATTGCCTTGTGGCAATTGGCTAGGATCGTAAATGCCAACAACTGTCATCAAGTCATTGCTCATGCCCTGAGTTGCTGTAACGATTCCTGCTGGAGGTGGCTCAGGTTGCAAGCGAGTAGGAACAGGAGCTTGTCTGCCCTCTGTGTCTGTTTGCTTGTAACGCAAAACAGGCATGGCTTTAATGTTAGCCATTGCCCATTCATTTTCATGCCCTTCATCTTGCCCTTCGGCCATTAACCACTTGGCTTTAGGGGCAAGCGCTACTGACTCAGTTAATGCTGTAGTCCAGTAGTTATACATACGCTGCGGATCTTTAGCCATGCGAACCAAGCCAAATTTCTTATGCTTGGCATCAATAACGGCTGTTTGACCATAAACAGGAATAACTGGGATGTATTTACCAGCCCAATCTCCTTCTTCAAGAATTTCCATTGCAGTTAGCTTGCACCATTTGATCTGCTTCTTGTAGGTATCTCTGCGCTCTAAGATTTCAATGCCAGCTTCTTCCAATACTTCTTTAGATGGCAACTCATCTTCAAATACGCTTGTGCCATCAGACAAAAGAGCTAATTTGGCAGGAGTTCTAACTGTGTAGAAATACTCAGCAATACGAACATCTTCCTTAGTAACCCACTCAGAATCTGAATCGCCTGTGCCACGACTTGTAAATCCTTGACCATCATCTTTGCCAGGATACATAGCCCTGAAAGTTTTTTTGCTTACAACTGTAGTAATCAGGCAGCGCTCTGCATCAGAGCCATCAGGAAGCTGTGAATTAGGGTCAAAATAGACTGTAAATGGGTTATCAATCGGTCTGATGTAGATTTCTTGTTCAAAAGAATCATCAGAAATATAGTCTGTAATTACTCGGAAATAACCCCAACCCATCTTAACTGCATATTCAACGGCTGTGTCATAAGCCACATCAGCAGAAGATTGATATTCAATATGACGGCAAACACCGCTTAGGATCTCAGCTAATTTGGCATCAGCTTCATTGTTCATGCCTTGAACTTTAATTCTTGGGCGCTGTTGGCGAATTTGATTGCAGATTTGACGAACATAGGCATCAACTTTGTTGATCGTCAAACATGGTCTAGATTCAAGAACTCGGCTATTTTGAACATCTACAGGCCATTGATCGCCAGCACAAAAGCGCACATCATCAAGCGCTTCGGCTCTATTGTTTGAATCAACATCATTACAAAGGTTTAAGAACTTCTTTGCATCATTAATTCTGCTATCTTCGCTTGAATCCTGATCTTGATAATCTGCCATATTTAGCCCATCCAACTGCCCCCAAGGGCATAAGTTTGTTTAACTGGTTGCCGTTTCTTAGGTTCATTTACCATCAAACCTATATATCGCCAAGCATCAGCGCCATGCGAATATATGTCATGGAGTGGCTTTTGACTAAAAGCTCCATGCTCATCAACATCATAGCGATAATGTCTTAGGCAGTTTAAACCTTCTTCGGTATTTTTTCTATCAAAATAACATCTTGGGAAGATTGTTCTTGCAGCATTAATTGAATCGGTTACAGGAACTCGATCAAGGATCTGCACTTTCATTCCTGTTGCCCTAACAATTTCTTCAATGGATTTGCCAGTTCCCAATGACTTAGCAGCAGCATCATGCGGAAGCCAAATAGTGTCATAGATATATCCAAAGGTTTGCATCAAAGCCAAATAATGCTGGATAGTCTTTTGGTTATCCTCAAAATAACGCAATACTCGAATCTCAAAGCCTACAAATTGGATGATCCAGCAAGCTGTATTGTCTGCCCAACCAAGGTCAAATACTGCATGGCATGGCTTGGAAGGATCATAAGGAACATTAGTAATTCTGCCATCCATTTCAGCTTGATCCATTTCTTTAGCAAAAATAGCGCCATCAATGGTATTGCGAGTCATGCCTTCCCATACATTGTTATAAGCAGCCATATCTCTAGATTGCAGAGATAAACGCTCCAAATTCAATGTTTCAGGGAACCAAGGATTGTCATTCCAATTTACTTTTACTACCACCGAGCTTTCAGGAGGATTTTCCACAAAGCGCTTCCAAGTGTCATCAGTAGGCAATTCAGGGTTAAAACTGACCCAAATCTCTGAATCTTGTTTACGAATAGTAGGAATTAGGACATTCCAACTATTAGCTGATACCGATTGAGCCTCCTCCACCCAACAAATATCAATACCTTCGATAGACTTCACATTATTTGTATTGTTTTTAATGCCTACAAAGATAAATTCCGTTCCATTTATGCCTCGAATGGATGTTTGAGTGATCTCATAAAAAGATTCCATACCCAATTCATAAATCTGATCCGATAGGAGTTTATGAACAGAATCCTTGATTGAGGTTTGAAATTCCCTGGCGCAAAGGATACGCAAAGGGCTTTTTGTGCCTTTGGCTAATAATGCTCTGGCAAAGCACCATGATTTAGCGCCCCCTCGACCACCATAGAATATGCGATAACGGCTCTTTTCAGGCTTAAAAAGGGCTTCAAATTTTTTAGGAAAGCGGATTCTTGATACCGCATCCTTAATTATCTGATTTGTTTCCACTAGGCTCTACAAAGGTTATTTCTACACCCTTGAGCAAAGGAGCGCCTTCAGCTCCAGTTAGCTCTTGCTTAATACGCTCTGAATACTTTTTAGGAAAGCGAGCAGCCATTGATCTAGACCATAAACCAACATTAAGTCTTTCCCCATCCTTATGCTCTACAAGGTATGCCTGAGCATGTTCTTCCCACCAAATCATCTCTCGGATCTTGGCTTCCTCCAAGGCATGACAAAATTCTTCATGCTCATCTCTCCAACGGCACAAAGTCCTATAGGTAATGCCTAATGCGCCTGATATCTGCTCTAGGGATTTACCCTTAGATCCAAGCTCAATAGCCTTCTCACAAAATGAAGGATCATATGCAGTAGGTCTGCCTACAGGATTTGCTATTTCACTCATTTGCCATTGAATCCGAGTTAGCTTCTGCCTCATCTACATCGGCTTGCACTTCAGGGCTGTTTTCTGCATTTAGCACTTGGTCTTGAAGTTCTAGTGGAACCCCTGGTTGATTTACCAATGCTTCTACATCCGCCTTTAACTCATTTAAGTTTTGCGGAATAGGATAAGGCATATATACATTTGGAGCAGTCATTATTAGCTTTCTGCTGTCTTTTCTATATTTTGCTCTGAATTTTCAGAATTTGCCAATTCTTGAGCTTTTGCATCAGCCTCAGCTTGCACAATTGCATGAGCTTGTGGGATAGCTTGAACTTTAATCTTATCAATTAATGGGGCTACCAGCTTATATTCTCCAGCCGACAATGATGCCAACATAAACTCTACATCTTGAATTGATAAATCTTTAAGGGTAATGCTCATTTTTTGCCTTTCAATGGTTTTTTGGTTGCTTCACGCTTAACTGAATATGCAATAGCTACTGCTTGGGCTGGCTTTTTTTCAGCTTTTAGCTCTGCTTTTACATTTGATTTAAATGCTTCTTTGCTAGTTGATTTTTTGAGTGGCATTATTTACATCCCCAATTCTTGAGTGATGCTTTGGCTCTTTCAGCAGGGCCTTTGGCATTTTTCACAACTCCCTCCATCCTTGCACAAAAAGAGGCTTTTCTTGCCTTATCTTTCTCTGTTTTAGGATTTGGAGCAGGAGGCTTCAGATTGGCATTGTTTTTTTTATTGTATTCAGCTCTACCCTTGGCAGTCATTCCAGCGCCTTTTTCTGTAGGGTTGTAAGTCTTGTCTTTCCCTGTAGTTTTATGAGGGATAGGTTTGTCATGTTTTTTAGTAGCCATGATTACTTCTTCTTTGCTGTCTTTGCTGCTGCTTTGAAAGCTGCTGCTGTTGGAGCGCCTTTAGTACCAGGCTTACGCATGGTTTCTACCTTTTTAGAGCCTGAAGCCTTTTGCTTCTCAATTCGCTCTTGTTTTGCATGGATATTGGCATATAAGCCAGGTTTAGTAGCCACTTTTTTCTCCTTAGTTTTAGGAAGTTCGCCAGTTGTTACAACAGTTGCTTGCTTATACATTCTAGGGCGCTTTGCAGGAATCTTGTCAATTCCTTTTACAGTATCGCTTTCAGGTTGATAAAACACAAAATCATGCTTTGGCATAGCAAAATAGGTTTCTTCTTTAACCTTTTTTACTCGCTTTTTAGGTGTTGGCTTTTTAACAAATAGCGATTTAATCCAATTAAACATGGGGATTCTCCTGAGCAAAGCAAACATCCTGCCAACTCATAACCAAATAACGCTCTCCATCCTCAAAATATTCAAAATACTTGAGGTATTCATCAGATCCCATAGTGCCAAAGCGTACATAATCACCAACAGCTACAGGCATTTCTTGTCTGCGACCATTGATTACTTTGCCAGGGCCTACGGCTACAACAGTTCCCATATTGTCTTTTTCTTTGTTTTCGACAATCAAAACAGTTGATAGAACCCTTGTATCAGGCTTGACTACTATCTTGTCTTGTAATGGTTTGAGCTTCATTCGACCACCTTTTTAGGTCTGCCTTTAGGCTTTGGCTCTAC